TGTTTTAATGTTGTCTATGTTATCTTGTACTTTACTAACTACAGATTCGTGCTTTTTAGGATCAAACACATCATTAGGAACTCCTCTCCAAAAAACACCGCCTGTTTCTTTATCACGCCATACTTCAGCTAAACCAAATGTTATAACAAATCCTGAATGTTTATTAAACTCTTCTTTAATTTGTTTTTGTTCAGTTGGCGATTCCCATTTTCCAACCCCGTCTTTGGTTTCGTCATACCAATAAGCATCGTGACTTCTGTTGCCAGTAAGTGCCCATTCTATATATTGTCTTACAGCAAAACTATTGTTTAAACCTTCTGGAATAAAAACTGTTTCACTTCCCCTGCCGTTACGTTCCATCCATTCTCTAATTCTTAATGCAAAACAACTTCCCATTGTAAGGAGTTTATCGTTGTTATTAAAAATAGGTGTATCTGGACCATACGAATTAAACAACTGATCTAAAACACTATCTAAATTATTTTGATTCATGTCCTCAGTAGGCCAATAATCAATACTTTCGCCTTTGTGCCATTTTCGCATATTACTAGCGTTGATGCTTTCAGTGGGATTAATTACTCCTAATATTTTTCCATATTTTTTCTTATTAACCATGTTATACCTTATAATGTAGCATCTTCCATGCCTGCTACTCTTAGCTTTACAATATTAGTTATCTGCCATTGTTTTTGATCAAGTGCTTTAAGAACACCTAACCACTTGTTACGTAGCAATGCAAACTCGTTGATGATTTTTTCGTAATCGCATACATCTGTTTCGCCGTCGACATATTTTTCTACATCACGACTACTCAATGCACGTTGATAGTTTTCTAGATACTTCTTAAAAAACGAGCTACGCAACTTGCGTAACTCGATATTTAAATATTCAAGAATAGCTTCGATCTCTTGAAGTTGATTAAACCGATGTTCAACAATACCTGGCATCTCAGCAGCAGCACGTTCTACATTGCCTTTGAGTTTCACTTCAGAGCGAGCTGTTACTAACTCGTTCTCAAAGTGTTGTATTGCGTTAGGTATTTCAGATATGTCTCGACTAACTCGACTATACCATCCCATTATTCATCCCATTCATCATCATCGTCTTCATCTTGATCTAGTTCAAGATAATACTGAATAGCAGTATCAAGTCTTTTACTATTACCCATCATATCTTGTAACTGAACTTCGGACATTCCATAGTCAGCCAACATATCTACATAGCGTTCTGCTGCCATTTCGACATGCTTTTTATCCAAATATTCTTTAAACAAGTTCCACAAATCGGCTGCTATTTCTTCGTTCATACTACACTATTCCTCAACTAAGTTATCTTCGGTATTTACCAAATTGGCTTCTTGAGAAGCTAGTTCTGCTTCTTCTGCTGCTCTAGCTTTATCTGCTGCTAGTTTTGCAACTTGTGCTTCTTTAGCTGGCAAGTCTGCCATAACTTTGTCAAGTAGATCTCCTGTCCAACGTTTGCGGAATTCAATCATTACTTCACCATCACTGGTAATGTATTCATAACGATTGCCTTTCTTTTCCAGCAATCCTTTTGCATCCATCAAATCAAACATACCCGAATATGGATCCATGCCTGTTTCATATGGAATCTCAACTTGTACACTTTCAAAGGGTTTGTTGTAACGTGTTTTCATTACCTTACACGCTGCTCTAATACCATGCACTTGTGATGTTTTGTTGCCGTCTGCATCCACTTTAAGTTTAAGTTTCTTCATAGCAACAACCATTGAACTTGCATACACAAAGCCCGAACCACCTGAGATCTTGTCATCTGGATCAAACATATCTTGTGATGCATATGTGTGATTGGTTACACACATACCTACATTATAACTACCAAACATATTAACGCAGTTAGTTACAAGTGCTTTTAGTGCCTTTGCTTTACGTCCAAAGTCACCTTTCATATCACCTTTTTGGAACTGGTCCATTTCAGTTGGTGACATAAGCATACCTAACGAGTCAACTACAAACAATACTTTAGGACGTTCTTCTTCGGCCATCTGTTTATAATCTTCCATAAACGTACTAACTGTTTTAGCAACATCGTCGATCATTGCCATGTTGAGTTTTAGTAGTTTGTCTTCACTTGTGTCTACCTTTAGTGCTTGCAGCCAAGTTTCGTCAAGTGCGTTCTCTGTGTCGATAAGAACAACAAAGATACCTTGATCCTGTGCGTACTTTACAATATTACCTGACACAATATAACTTTTACCTGCGCCTGATTCACCTGCAAATACTGATACCTTGCCCAGTGGAATACCTTTTTGAAAGTCACCACTTAGTAGATAGTTGAGTGCAAAGTTACCTGTGCTGATCCAGTCAGTTGGATCATTAAAGCCTGCGCTCATACCCGTAATAGATTTTGTCAACGAGTTACGGAACTTCGTTGGATCGAATGTTTTACTAGCCATTAAATTCTCCTAAAAAGCCAAATACAATATGGGTTGCATCATTAAGACGCAACCCATTTTAGTTTGCTATTAACCTTGACGTGAACGGATCATTGCAAGAATGTCTTGCGCTCCGCCTGCGTTTTCAGCTGCTGGTTCTGCTGCTGGAGCAGGAGCCTGCCACCCTGTATCAGTTGTTGCTTCTGCTACTGGTGCTGCTGCTGGTGCTGGTGTTGGAGCACTTTGACTCACAGCAGTTGCTTGTGGGCTTGCTTCTTTCTGCGGATCACCTGTACGTGCAGCCATTCCGCTTGGGCGGAAATAGTTGCTCCAACGATCTGCATCATATGCTTCACCGTCTACTGACGCTTCAAACATTTCTGTTAGAATCTTAATGCCAGCTTCGTCTGGTTTTTTAGGAAGAAAATCATTGAGATTAAACAAGCCATGTGTATTAACAGCTGCCATCTCTTGATCACTTAGTGGACGATCTCTACGTGCCCAGTTACTTGCACCATAATCAGCATAGCCACCTTTGGAACCTTTTGAAAGACGGAAGTCTACACCAGCAGTATAATCTGTTGGAAGTTCTTCCATGTCTGGGTCCATAAGTGCTGCTTTAATAAGTTGGAAGATTTGTGGACCAATAATAAAGCGTCGAATAGGATTCTCTGGCGAATCTTCTTTTAGTGGATCTTCAGTTACAAATCCTTGGAAGATATAACTACGTTTCTTCCAGTACTTACGACCCATGTCCTCAAGACTTGCGTCTTTAAACCAGCCACGTACTTCTTGCAAGATTGGGCAGCTTTCACCATACATTTCCATACACGGAACTTGTACTTGCACTGGGCGTGAATCTGTTTCACCCTTAACTCCTGCAAACGGAAGTTTGATCATCAAACGTTCTTTCCAAAAGAAAGTGTTTGAATCGTCGCCATCTGGCAAGAAACGAAGAGTTGCCTGTTCGCCTTCTTTCATATTCCAAAATGGGTAAATTGCGTTGTCGCCTCCGCCTGTGCGTTGACCGCCTGCGCCGGCTTCTTGTTCTTTGAGCTTTGCTCGAATTTCTGCTAATGATGCCATAGTGCCTTTTCTCCTATATGTTATGCCTATGTTAGAACAACAACTGCTGCTCTTGTGCCTGTAATGCGTAGCACATATTGTTATACTACACGTTTAGTTATGACTTGTCAACTAAAAAATGACAAGTTTTTAAAAGAATTAGCTGATTATTTTAAACCAGCTAACTCTTGTATTCTTGTAAAATCTGCCATCTTGCGGGCCTGATATTTTTCATATACTTGGCCTAGACGTTCTATGAACTGACTTGCTGGTTTAATATATCTATCACCATATGATTTTTCAACCATTGTTAACACAGCAGTTTCGCCTTTTGGAAATACGCCTTGTTGCCTATCGTAGTAACTTAGTATAAACTCGCCTAATGGTGTCTTTTGTTCTTTAGATGCAAGTACAATCTCATCACCGTCTGGACCTTTGACTTTGTCGCCTTTTTCCTTGCCGTCCATTTTAGCCTTGCGTACTGCGTGTGCATATGCATTGCCTTCGTCAGTTTCTTTTTCGCCTTCTACTTGCGCACTAAAGTTATCTGCAAACTGTCCTAACAATTTATCAAATGCTGCATCAATTTGAGATTCATATGCTGCACCACCAATGCCACGTGTGCCGCCACTTGGACTTGCACCAATATCTACTGTGGGTGCTAACTTGTAAATAAAACCACCTTGTACAGGATGTATTGTATAGTCTTCACCTTTTTCAAACTGTTTTTTAACCTGTCCAGGTTGTGCGGCTAGGTTTTCTTCAGCGGCTTGAATTGCTTGTGCTGGCGTATCGTAAACTTGTGGTCTTGCTTGCGGACGTATACTAGTTTTTGGAGCAGCCGGTCTTGCTTGCGGACGTATACTAGTTTCTGGAGCGGCCGGGTTTGCTTGCGGACGCATATTTGATGGATCCATTTCCATGTCGCCACGTGGCGGATACACATCTGCTTCTGCAATCAAATCATCAAAGTCCATTTCGTTTGCTTGTGTTGCTTCACCAACTAGTTTATAAATGTATGGAAATACATCCTTTAAATCTTCATTAAACTGTTTGATAGTAAGTTGATCAATCCAGTTACTAGCAACATCAGCAGGAACTTCAGATTCTTCTATAACTACAAATTCTTCGAGTGCTTCTTTGTACATTGTAGGTTTTTGTAGTGTTTGTATTCTTTTCTTGACTGTAGTAATACGTTCGTTTACTGTACCCATGTGCTCTGCTAGGCTTTCTGCCATTACACTACTACGACCCATATAAGTTTTAAACTTGCGGAGATTTGAAAGTTCTTCACTTAGGCTTGTAATGTGTTTACCAAAGTCATCATATGGATGTCCGCCTTCACTAACGTGGATAGCCATTGCCCTTGCACCACTAAGATGCTTGAAAGGATATTTAAACTTTTCACCTTGTGCATTTTCAATAAAAAGAGATCCTATCTTTTTATTTCTACTTTCGCCTTCAATAATATCACCTGTATGTTTTATTGAAAGTTTAGCACTTCCAAACTTTTGAAAGCTGGTTTTGTGAGTGCCATACATTTTTGACTCTGCCATTTGTGTTTCTCCGCGATTTACTGCCATGCTTGCATAATCTCTTTTTGTAAAGTTAGTTCTGTTAATGTCTCTAACTTCAAAATTTAATAAACGTTTTTTTGAAAACATTCTCATTTGTTTTAAAAAGTCATACCACTCTTTGGTTTCTTCAGCACCAACTTCTTCTGTAAAGTCTTTGTTATACATTATAGTTACACCAGACTTTTCATCTAGTGAAACACTTACTTTACCTATATTAGTGTTTCCGCTTTTAAAATCAAACTCATAAAATCTTGCAAGACTAGGAGCACTTGTTATATTTCCTTCTGCATCACCGGTGGTAACGCTGGAATAACGTCCTCTAATCTCATTAAAAAGTTGTTCTGCTACTGTATCTAAATTTCTCATTGTATACTATTTATCAATAACTGCTACTAACAAAGATCGGCATTGGCATTTCATAATTTTCATCTGCTTCTATTTGATTAAATGTTTCGTACACTGTTGGATCCCAATCTTTCATCACACTCATAATTCTTAATGTTAATAATAAACTACTAACTAGATCATCGTGATGTCCGGGCTTTGCTTGAAAACTACTACCTGCTGCAATAAATGCTTTTAGTTCACTGATCAATGCTTTGCTGTTTACAGTGAGTTTGTCATTCTCGACCATTGTTTTAAGTCTAGCACACGCTGTTGTTTTGCTGCTGTGTGTGGTGTTAAATCCTTTACGAAACTTTCTTACGTGTCCTTTTTTCATAGGCTCACTTATAAACAATCCTGGAATATTTTCTTCTCCAAAATCATTGATAACAAGCAAACATGCTTCACCTATGCCGTTGTTTTCCACACTCCAATATATGTTGTTAGTAGACTTTGTTTCGCTCTCGATATATTTGCATACATCAGCAAGTACTCTAACTTGTCCTGGTATAGCAGTGAGATTGTGTTGCCATTCACCAACTTGCTCGTATCCAGGAAGTTCGATGATTTGTATTGCAGCATAATCACCACCAGTGCCCATACTTGGATCAAGTGCTACTACATAAGATTTTTTTGAACTAGGTTTTTTATACCAGCGTACTTGGCCCATATTAATAATAGGATTTGAACCTGTCATTGTTGCTAGTTTGATACTGTGAATAAGAGTTTCGTCAAAGATTAAAAACTCACAACCGTATTCACGTCTAAACTTTTCTTCACCAATACGTCCTATTTCCTCTTTCTTCCACTCTTCATCTCTGTCTGGATGTTCATGCCATTCGGCAATAAACGAGTGAAATCCGTTTATGCCTAAATCTTGTTCATTGCCATATTCGTCAAACTTTTGTTCTGCTTGCTTCCAAATAGTAGCAAAGGTATCTTCGTCACTGTTAGGTGTGCTGGTAATAATAGCACGACCACCTGTTGCAAGTGTAGGTGATATTGAAGTCCAAAACTCTTCCGCAATATTAGGTTGCACAAATGCAAACTCGTCACAGTATAGTAGCGAAATACTCATACCACGTCCTGTATTGCCTGTTGTTGTTTGACTTACAATACGGCTTCCATTTTCAAACTCAATACTACCTTTGTTATAACTTGTGACACCTGCTCTAATATGATCCGGACAAGTTTCGTACACAAAGCGTATACGTGACATAATCTCTTGCGCACCTGTGTATTTGTGTGCAGCAATAAGAATAGTTTGGTCTGGATTAAACATTGCAAACCATGCCAAATAGATTGCAGCACAGGTTGTTTTGCCTGTTTGCCTAGGCATCATGTTTATGTTGAATCTAAAACTGTGATAACTATCCATTAATCCTAACTGATATTCATAAGGATCAAATAATAGCTTGCCTTTTGTAGGATGCTGAATGTATGCAAACTTGCGAGAAAAATGCAAGTAACCCGTATCAGGATCCATGCAAGCTAGTAAGTCTGCAATTTGCTCTTCAGTAAATGTTTCTTTTCTATTCGCCTTTTTGATTAAGACGCCGTCTAATGATGCTGCCATATAATATTTATTCAAAAAAATAGCGCCCGAAGGCGCTATTGAGTTGGGGTAATATTTTGTTAATCTTCAGCTTTTGCTTTTTTCATTAGCATTTGTACAATCTCTTTATTCAACGCTGACTTCTTGATAACGTCTGCCATGTTGTTAGCAGCAAACCCACTGCCGCCAAACTCAGCTAATACTTCGCCAAGTCTTGAAAGTGCATTTGACATCATTAAACTAGTATCATCAGTTCCTTTCATGTTTGAACTCATGTCCATCATTTTGCGTCCAAGATTGTTGATGTCTTTGTGCTTGTTTTCAAAGTTGCTAGGCACATCATATTCTGCTACTTCTACTTCTTCATCTTCATCTGGATCTGGATCTTCGCCGTCACGTTGTGCAATAGCTTGACTCATTGGTTCTGTTTTGTTGCCGTCATTGTCTAAATCAGGAAAGTCTGGTTTTGTACCTTTTGATGCTTGTTTTTCAGCAAGTGCTTTTGTAAGCATTGCATGAATACTTTCTTTAGTATTCATTGGATTGTCGCCGCCTGCTGTTGCTGGATATGATCCTTTTTCTTTGTGTAAATCGTCGCCGCTCGGAATCATGTCACTTACATCGCCTGCATTTGATCTCATATATTCATCATCAGGTTCTGTAGTTGCATCGCCAAAGTCGCCATCATAATCTTCTTCTTCTTTTGAAATCATTTTGATAGTATCTGCCATTGACGGTTCTTCAGGACTACTCGATCCGCATCCGCCCATTGGCTGACTTGGTCCGTGCATTTTACCACATATCGGACAAACACCATCGTCTTGATTAATATCATCAGCGCCGACTTCTTTTGCATCTGCGCCTGCTAGTTGCATAATGCGTAGTAGTTCTGAAACTTCTGCTGCACTTTCGCCATTTACACTAATATTCATATTAGCTTCGTTTACTTTTTTCATATTAGTCTCCTGACTGTTCTTTACGAGCTGTCTCTAATTCTTTTAATAGGTTCATTACTCTATCTTCACCAACTGATTCTTGTGCGCTTTCGCCGCCCATGTCTTCAACTGTTAGCTTTGCAACATATACATCTGAAGAAGTTTCTTCTTGATATAACTCTTGCGGCTCATTTGGATTACGTACAATAATATGACTTTGTTTAACACCGCAACATTGTCCAATGTATTCTTGGAGTACTTGTACTGTTGTTGGATACGTACAAGTTATTTCAAAATATGTAGCTTCGCAGTTTTCTAACTGTGGGAAATCTAATGGACGCTCTTGTATTGGTGTTTTCTTACCAGCTGCAATCTGAGAGCATCCGTATTTTTGTAAACTGGTTTCAAGCATATCTTCAAAGTTTTCAGGTAGCTCACCAGCTACACCAATCTTAAACTCATATGTTTTTTTACTTTCAGTTAAATAATCAGCAAAGTTTTTCATTATTGTATCCTACGTTATGTTACTATTTATCATTGTTCATGCCTTTTAACTTTTCTAAAAGACTATTACGATCTGAAACAACATAACCTTCGCCGTTGACTATGCTGCCTTCAGCTGGATTATTGTCTCTATCCATTTTTTCTTTTTTAAGTTGCAGGTCGATCATTTTTAGTTTCTTGTCCATTTTTGCAACTTTAGCATCTAAACTTGTTTTCAACATTCCGCCAGCAACTTCAAATACTCTACTTGCATATCGACTTTCAACATTCATACCCAAGTCCATTAAATCATCATATGCTTCTAATGCACGTGATGCAATGTCTTCAAGTTCGTCATCTGCTTTTTGCCCAAGTCCTTTTACAGCTGGTAATGCACTTGCAATCTTGTCAAACTCTGCTATGTCTCTAAAAGTATCTTCTTGCTGTACAACAGCTTGCTTTTGTGCTTCTTGTTTGATATCTTCGTTGTCAGGAAGATTCAACATTTCTTCAAGTTTTTTTGTCATAATAGTTTTCCATTATATGCTACTATTATTTATCTTATTTTCTCTTGCCTTGATGGAAAATATCTCCTTCGTTGACAACTCTAAATATCATTCCTTTTTGTTTACAATACGCTTTAGCAGCACCCCACTTGGCTTGATTGACTACATAATGCAACTTGTTTACTTTACTATTTCCTAGTTGCTCTTTGAATGTATGATTTGCTGGTTTAACTTCAATAAGTTCAACATGTTGTTTGCCTGTACGATCATTGTATACTAAAAAGAAGTCTGGAACATATATAGTATATTTTCCACTCAGTGGATTTCTATAAGGAATACGAACTGCTTCACTTGCCCACTTTGTTATATTTTCATTTGTATCACACATACGCATAAAAGCAAACTCCCAACTACTTCTATAAGTAGGAGTTCTACCGCCTATGTATTTTTCAGGGTTTTTTAATGTATACTTGCCTTGTGCAAAACGTGACATTATAATATAACATTTCTATTTTCGTATGTTACAACTTGATAATCACTTGTGTAGCCGAGAGCACTTACTTTGCTTCTATTGTTATTTAAAATAGCAGCTACTAGCTGACTGAGTTTTACTTCGTCTAATCCTTTTAAACTATCCAACAATTCAAATATATTTTTATTTTCAGATTTGGCTTGTTGTAACAGTACTGTAGTTATAGCAATAGCTGCACTTTCTTCAAACTTTCTTTTTTTAAAAAATCCCAACACACTATCAACTTCATTACTTGTGATCGATATTGATTTTGAAAAGTATCTATCAAAAAATGATTTTACTTCTGTTGCACTGTCCGTTGATTTATTAATACTTTTATCAGTTATACTACTCATTTAACCACCTATAATATCTTCAAGAATACTAGTAAATGCTGCACCTTGTAATGTTGGATCTACTCTGTAGTTATCAACAACTGCTTGTTGCAGTTGAGATTGCTGAACTGTGTTTAAGTTATCAAACAACTGTCCATTATCATTAAAAGAGTTTGCCGATCCTTGTGCTATTGCATAGTTTCGAAGTGCATTTCTAGCCAAGTCTCTTTGTTTAATAGTGCTAGTTCTCAACTCTCTCTCAGATATTTTTGGTTCTAACGCTGCATCAAGAAATGCTGTAGTTATAGCTGTTTGAGTTGAGTTTGTTGGAAAAAATGCATTGTTGTTGAACGGAACTCTATTATTTGTTGTAACTGGAGTAGTTGAAAATGTTGATCTTAGATTACGTTGTTGTTCACTATTAAAATCAGTTATCCCTATTGCTTCTAAAAATATATCAGTGAATACTTTTTTCCAACCTTCGTCTACTCCGGTTGTGTTGTTATCCGTTGACCCTGTACTACTATATGGACTAGGTGATCTATCATAGTGTGCATTGTCTGCAAACCCTGCTGGCTCATCTAATCCTGTATATCCTCTATCATACAGTACAGTTTCATAATCAACACGCATGGTGTTTTTCATTACGCCTGCCCCATCTGATTGATCTACTCTATCATGTTGCCATTCTCCTATAAGAGGATTCACAAGTGTAAAACTAGTAAAATGGCTATCAGTGTTTTGATGATGAAGTTGGTGTATAGTTATGCTGTTAAAAAACGGATATGTTTTGCCTGCTCTGTTAAAACCATGTCTGTAAGTATTTTGAGGCTCACTATCGTATAAGCCAGTTTGATATGCACGTGGACGAGTTCCTTGATCAGCATAGTTGCCGTCTTCATAATAATATCTATAATAGGCTTCCCATAGCAGTGTTGTTAAGCCTGCTGCATCGTCATGAAATTCAATATTAACAGGATTGTAGTTTATTCTTGTTTGAACTACTTTTTTTCTATTGTATTGATTCATAGTTTCTGTATTAATACTATATGTTGGCAAGTCAGCCGCTGATGCTAGTATATTAAACTCACGTTTGTTTAATAAGTTGCTAACATTGTTACCAAGTGATTGTAACGCTATTGGGTTTACATCTATTACAACATGATATAGGAATTTAACTTTAGGCGATAATCTAAAGTTATTGCGTCGATACAAGTTTGCAGCATGAGTAAAATCACCCATTATACCTTTGTTGGTATCAAAATTGCTAAAGTTATCAAAGTTTCTATTTAACGGCATAATGTATTTATCTTATATTTAAACTATGTATATAATAACAAATAAGGAGCCCTTTGGGGCTCCTTAGAAGTCAAGCAATCTCTTAAATGTTATTAAAGAGCGGCAGCGCCTGTGGCACCTGTGCCTGTTTCAGTATTTCGATCTTGGAAGTTGTTAGGCGTTCCAACACCTACATTAAGTTGTACAGCGTTGTCGTATTGAATATTAAGAGCTACTGTCATTGCATCATTTGCTGAGTAACTCATTGATCCGTAGTCAACACTTGTTAAATAGCAACCATATAGTTCCCAAGTTTCAAGTACAGCTGGAGTATTAGCGCCGTTGCCGCCGTCTAGTACTTCAATGCGTTGTGTAAACTTGTAGTCTTGTCCTGTAGCAGCACTAGACTGTTCAAAGAAATCAAACTGTTTCTGTAGTTGCTCGCCTACTGAACGTTGTACGTTTCCGTTAACATCGTCACGTAAATTCATTGTAACTGCTTGCCATTCGTGCTTGCCGGCCATATAAATTTTACTATTGTAAACATCAATCGGTATTTGTTGGAATGATATATTTGGACGGGTTGCATCAATAACCTGTTTTGTTAATTCAGTTGTGTTGCCGGTAATACCGAAGTTTTCCAATGTTACACGGAAACGGTATTGTAGTTTCGGCATTAGCAGACCCTGACTGCTTGCACTAGTATCGTTTGCTAACGGTACTGTTAAATTTAATAGAGTTGAGATTGCCATCTATGTTTCTCCTTATCACATGTATTTATCATTTGTAGGGGGATTTTATTTTCCCCCTACTTTAATGACTTATAACCCTGCGATTTCTCCTGTGTTTTTGATACGCAACGGTATGTAGATAAACTCTACTGCTTTGACTGGTTCAATAGCAATATCTACGTACAACTCGTTTCTATCAATTCTCGCTGGTGTGTTGTTTGATTCGTCACACACAACTAAGAAGTCATATAGAGCTCTTAGTCCCACTAGTTCAACCATTAAACTTTCTACCTGTGCTTTGATTTCATCACGTGTGATTTTATCATTTGGTTCAAATAGATATGGTTTTGTTAACTGATTCAACTGACTACGTAAGTACACCACAAGTCTTGCAACGTTGACTCTATCAAGAGCACTTGCATTTCTTGCACGAGTTTTTTGTCCAAATACAACTAACCCAGCACCTGTTAAGAATGTGATAGGATTAACGTTGTTCTGATACAATGTATCTCTTTGACCTTCGTTTAGTGCTGATGCAACAAACTCGCCTTCGCCATTAATATAACCTGTTGAAGTTGCATTTGTAACTCCACCACGTCTTGTACCTGCTGGTGCAAACCATGGATACGCAACTTGGTCATTTAGTGCAAAAGTACGTAGTACCATATGACTTGGCGGAACAACTACATTGTTGCCTGCATTATCACTAGTAAATCCACTTGGGTAATAAACACCCATGTACTCATCTCTACTTACAAGTCCGTTATCATTATCTTCAACAACTGTATTAACGTTGGTTGCCCATTCGTTAAGCGAAGTTGCATCTGGTGTTAAACGGAAAGGTGAATCACCAATAACAAATGCTGTTAGGCCTCTGTCATAGTTTAGTGTAATCATTTCTCCGATTAGTTCTGGATAACCTGGTGTTGCCATTAAGTTAAAGATACGTGATTCATTGTCACGAATATCTTGGTTTTCGTTTAGCATTGCTTGTAGTTTTTGTACTACAACTTTACGCTGTGCTTTACGTCCAAAACTACCTGATCCGTCTGCTTCGTTTGCGCTTTCAGTAACCCAACGATGTGGATAGTATGCTGACATTGACTCGTCGCCAAAACGTTCGTTGTCTGCTGCTAAGTCTACATAGTTACGCTCAAAACGTTTTACGTTGAATCCGCTTCTGCGTAGATTCCAAAGAATCATACCTTTTGGATATAGTGCCGGATCTGGACAATCTACATCTACAAAGTTACTAGTAATCAGATTAGCAATAGTACCTGCTGTACCACTGTTTGCACCTGCTGTGTTGTAACGTGCATCTGCAAATAGTACACCATTTTCAGTTGTTTGATCAGTTGTATCTAGTTCAACCCAACTGTTTAGTGTATTGTTCCAACGATAGATTCTTGGAAAGTTTTCAAGATCTGCTGTACTAATCCAAATATCGCCTGTTACAAGATTGCCACCATCTGAACGATCACCGTCTTCTGGCTCGCTTGCACTAACAATCGGACCCTCTGGGTCTGGAGCATTTGCAGGGGTAGCATCGTAATATGGTGAATCGCTGTTTAAGTATCCAACCCATTTATCGCCATCATGTACCATGATATCAACTTCGTCAACTACACTGCTATACCATAATGCGCCGTCTGCTGCAAGAGCAGTTGGAGCATCATTACTTGCTGTATAAGTTAGTTCTTTCCAAAGTGTCGCAATGTATGCGTTTGACAATCCAGTTGGCGAATCGTAAAAGTTTGCAGTTCCTGATTTTGTTGAGTAGTTCCAAGCAGTAAATGCATCTGTTAATGGAGTATTTGCACCATCTACAAATCTAATGTCGCCGCCGATTGCATGTGTTATTACAACTCTGTTGCTTGAATCAACACTAGCAGTAACATTAACTAACCCTGCTGCGTTAATAGCTGCTGCCATTAAATCTGCATCGCTTGATGCACCTGTTGCAGTGAATGCAATATTTACTACTGTACTTAATGTTGCACTTCCTTTTACAGTCTCTTGAATAGTAAAATCGTTGCCGCCTGATGTAAATGTAGTACTATCAACTATACCACTAGTAATAGTTGTTGCACCTGTAGCATTACGCTTGTAAAGAGTGAAGTTGGCTAGATTTGTTGCACTTTCTGTAACATTTGCCATTGCATAAACATTAAGCGATGTTAGATTTGCACCACCACCTGTTTTATCTAATCCAACTAGTGCTGCCGAGTTTGAAGTATATATTGGTGTGCTTACTGCATCCCATAGTTCAGTTGAACCATTCCATACTTTTGTTTTCCAATCTGCGCCACTATTTGGTGTAGTTGTTTTAACCCATACACTTCCTGTTGGACGAGTTACAGAGTCTGCTGTTTTCCATTCTGGAACACTTGTGTGAGCTGTTGCTTGATGTGCTGGAGGATAATATGTTCCAGCAACAATACCTGCATCAGTTAATGGTGTTCCTGTACCGTTACCAAGAACGATGTTTGAATGTGTTGCGCCAGTATTTTTAAATACCAATCTATTATCTACTGCCTCTGCTGTGATTCCAACTGCACCCAGTGCTGTATTAATATCACTTACAGCTGAAGTAAGGCTAGTTCCTGATAGCGTAACTGTTACACTCAGTCCTTCTGCAGATCCAATAGTGATAGTATCACTTGCTGTAAATGTCGGAGTACCTGCTGTACCTGTTACTGAAGGCCAACTGCCTTTCCAATCTGCACTACCAACCTGTACCCAAGTACCTGAAGTATTTTTATACCATGTGCGGATAATAGTCGAAACTGCTACAACTGCGTAGTCGCCAACTGCACCAACTGCACCTTTTGGAGCATAAGGCGCTGAACCTGTTGTCTGTGTTGTGTCAGTAATAACAGTTGGTGTTTTGTTGGTAAATGTTTGACCAACTTTGTTAGTTGCTGATTCAGCACTGCCGTTCCATTCAAAAATACCAAACTTTGTTACTTGAGTATCTAACCAGTAAGTTCCATTTGCTGGGTTTGCAGTTGTTGGTGTTGAACTAGCTGATATTGCTGTAAGGTCAATATCTGCTCTTACTACATACGCTCTGTTGCTTACGCCTAAATATGAATATGCTGCCTGTAACCCGTATTCATTTTGTTCTCCGCCATGAATAGGATTGTTGTTAGCATCTGTATAAAATGTAGGATCACCAAACGTATCTACTAGATCTCGCTGCGATGTTAGTAGGTATGGTTTACCTGCATTGGCTTTTTGAGTTCCTGGTGCAACACCAGTTCCTGCGCCGTTTAGTTTATTTTCGCCTGTTGCGACAAATATTATAGGTACTGTGCCCGGTTCTGCTGGAGTGTAAAAACTCTCATCAATAACGCTGACCTCTACACCTGGTGAAGTTAATGCCATTTTAAATTTCTCCTGTAAAGTGTTTCACTTACAACTATTTAGCAGATCACCGGAGAAAAAGGCGGTTTTTAGGGGTTAAGTACGTATATAACTCATCAGTTGATCTACGTTAAACTTTAAATCATCTAATGATCCATTGTTGTCAATAGTAAAATCTGCCATCCATTGTTCGAGGCTCATACTGTCTTTTGACTCAGGCATTAGGTATTTACTACGATCAACCCAGATACAATAATCAAACACACCAGTGTTTTGCATTGCAAAAAATTCACGCTTGTTGCGTAGCCCACAATAGATATCATAGGCTGCAAACATCTCTCTGCCTAGAGTCGCTGCATCAGGAACATTATAATCGCAGATAGCATTATACCATTCTGCTCTGTGATTATGCCTGTCAGCATAACACTCTTCTTCATTAGCATATCCATATTTGTCCTTCAACTGATTGTAGATAAACAACTTGGAGCAAAACTGACTGCTACTCTCAAATGTATATCCGTAATGATCTCTTAATATTTCGCACACAGTATCTTTACCGTGGCGGCCGTGGCCAATGACTAGTAACTTTTTCTTCATAAGTTTAATATAGCATATTATTTAGACTTTGTCAATATCCATTTTGAAAAAAGATCTGCCCAATCAATGTGTGCTTGTTCGAGAGGATGATCCGATTCTTTTCCACGTTTGTAATTATTTTTCCAGGACCAGTCCCAAAATCCAAGGCCATCTTCTTTATGTACAAGATTAGGAAGATCTAATCTTCCAATCATATCTTGTAAAAACACATTGTCTCGATTTAATAACTCTGGTTGTATATCTTTAAACGATGATGTATAAAAATATTTAATATTATGATTTTCAAGCCAGTTTGTTAAATATTCCAGTTGTTGTAGTGGATAATATACATGATTATCGTGCGTGTCACGCCTAGCATAAAACTCTACGTTTGTTCGTGTTAAATGTTCAGACGCCCACATTTGTCTTCTACGGTACAACATTTCATTTGAATAACCTCTAGTTTTGCCGTCTCCGTCTGAAGGCAATGAAGTTAAAAATCTATCTTCGTGAGTTTTTATTTTTCTACCTACAGGATATATACTAGGATATTCTCTGCGTAAAATACTTGTCCACATTACAACTACAACAATGTCTTCTGGTTTGTGTATTTTTAAATGGCGGCGAGTTTGATATATTATACGTCTAACTATACTGCCGTAATCTGCACCTGGCACAGCAGTATTATCAACTGTTGCATTAGGAAACATTTTTTCTTGAAGCAAGTTTGGCCATGCAGTATAGCTTATCTCGTAGCATATTCCTTTATGAATACGATCCCAACTTTCGTCGGCAAGTTCAGAGCCTGCTGTAAAACTACAACCTCCTGCTATTACTTTTTTGATATTATTAAATCTGTTATCCAATTAAAAATCCGTAGCCAACACCACCTGCAACAGACATAGCTAAGTCGTTGTCAAGTTTTTCCATTTCCTGTTGAGCTTCGGCTTTAAGTGAATCACCGTTGAGTGTAGTGCCGCCACCTGGGCCGGCAATAGTAGCAAACTTACTACGTGCTTCACCTAACATATATTTACAGTTAGCAAGAGTATATTCCTTAATCCATTGAAATGCTTTGTAGTCTTTGTACAACTCAAAGTCAGGTCTATGATTATAACAATACAGCAATACTTCTTCCTCAGCTCTTGGTCTTGTTAATATAGTTAGTTTTTTTGTACTAGTGTTCCAAACAAATTCGATAAAACTACCAAACATTCTTCCTACTAGTTCTTGTTGTTGAGCAAAGAAATCGTATGTAGCAAGTCCGCCTATGCCACTACCTGCCAACAAGTATGTGTTTGTATAAGCAAGGTTAAACGGTTCAAATGTTGTTCCGCCGCTGTTGCCGCCAAGTCTACTTCCTACACTACGTCTATGAACTTTACGTACTTCAATTATTTCATTGGGTAGTGTATATGCATTTACATCTTCGGTTAGTGCAAGAGTAATATAACTTTCTTCAACGCTGTTTTCGCTGCGTTGTCTATATCGTGCAGTTGCTTTTCCTAGTGCAGTTTCGTAGTGTATAGGATCTAGTTCTACATCTACCATTCCGCCGCCTAGAAAGGCATTTACGTAATCAAATACTTCTTGTTTCTGTGTTGTAAGTTCAGCCATAGTTTGTCTCCACTAGTATTTATGCTAAATATACATATGCCAAGACTTAGTTTATACAGACCCGAGAAAACAAAAGATTATTCCTTCCTAGATGGTATTGTCTACGAACAGTTTACCGTTG